CTGCTCTTGTCACTGTCACTCCTGTCTTTGCTCAGACTACCGAATCCAACAAAGACCAGTTAACTAATGAGGCTTCTGGGATGTGTTGGACTGGTCGCATTAATTGCGGCAGCCTTTAATCAATATTGTGGGTGTTTAGTTGCAGATGTACTACGTCTTTGTTGGTAGCGTTGGTGTTGATCCTGTTTTCGTTTAGGATCGAGTTCTCGGTGTTCTAAGCAGTACCCAGATTTGTTTCGGGTATTAAGTGCCGTAAATTTACCTAAAACTAAGCAGGCAGCACAGTATTTAGTTTCAGGGATAATTGCTTCTGTAGAAAAGTTGATTCCTTTTTTTGCGATTATCTCAGGAGGTTTATCGCAGATTAAAGCTATTTTTGTCAAAGCTACGCCTGATAAAGAGTAATCTTGTAGTTTAACAAGACTTAAGTTAGTGTCAATGTTGTCGATTTTCTGAATAGAAGATTTTAAAATTTTAAAATCTTCTGATTTAAGGGACAAGATTAGAATCATGGTAAATACGCTGTCAATAGATTAAATTAAGCAGTTTACTGATTTGCTTAGGTCACTGAATTTTAGACAATATAAACAAGCTTTCGGACTTTTTTGGTTCACCTTCTCTGTTTAGAATAGATACGGTCTGTTTGGTAAATTTTGTGTTATCGATTACTTCTTGAGGCTTATTTACGCAAGCATCTCACAAAAGAGATTTAATTTTAATTGCTTGGTTCTGAGTTCAATTACTTGAGATTCCCACAGAGGCAAGTGTTGAGTTTAGGCAATTTTTTCTTAGTCGTTCGTTGTCTTTGGTCAGTTGGGCGACTTGACACTTAAGCTTCTCTGTTGACTGTAAAACGGAATAACTTCCAGTTTTTCGGATTGAAGGAAGAACTTCCTGTACTACCCAATCTTGAAAAGGTTCTGATTGAGGCTTACGGCTAGTAAGAACTAATCGGTAGAGTCCAGACTCTGAAATGACTACCATTTCTCGGTTTTGACCTGACACGGTTAATAACCGTGTCAGCTTTTCATATTTACTTCTAGTTGCTGATAACTGATAACTGATAACCAATTTACTATCTAGTGTTACATCCCAAAATCCCATAAGGATCTCCGTCTTCTTCAAAATCTATACTATTCCATTGCTGAATAATTTCTTCAGCAAAAGCCTTAGTTAGCAGGGAACCCGGACGATAATACGATCTTCTGTAATGGGCTACTTCTGCAGCAGTTAAAATTTCAGGAGTGGTAGTCCGGAGGTTGATATAATCAGCAAATTCTTGAGCAGTCATTACCTTTTTGGAATTAACCATTGTCTTCTTGATGATTTTCCCCCTACTTAAGCTTCGGGGTATCCCTAATAGGGATTAGATAAAGCGCACGCAACTACGACTATAGTTCATAGTTTCAATTCCTAATAGGAGTTTTTTGTGCAGCTACCCTAAATAAGTCACTTAATTCTTGAAAATAGGTGTTTTGCTGTGCCACTTTAGGCACTGGCACTACAGGAAAAGCGGTAACATACCTCTTGATAAGAAATACACTGAATCTTTCCTTTAATATTTTCAAATACCCAATAATCGCCATCGCTATCTTGATAAATAGCATTAGCATTTAAATCAATAGGAATCTCAAAAGTTGCAGATGTTTCTCCTTTTTTACCTTTAAATTTTCGACTTACAGGCTCGATAAACTTCTTAGTGAATCCACCGTGCTTAATATCTTTTTCGGGTGAGATTTTCGCTACCCATGCTTTCCAAGCGCGGCGAGGAGTTTCTAAAATAAGAGTCCGAGTTTTCGGCAATCTTTTAAAAGCCACGATATTATTTTTTTGAAGCTGTTCAATTGCGGCTTCTACTTTTAGAATTTCTATAACAATCTTAGCTTTGGCACGATTGCCTTTTGTAATTTTAAGTTGAGATTCCAATCGAGCCAGTTTAGATTGTAGGTTATTCATGATCTGTGATTTGTGGTTTGTTTACTTTTCTATATTAGATCGTTCTCCCAATAAAGTCAAGTATATGGGAGAATTATTTCTGAGCAGATGTACTAAGTACATTTGCTTGTTATCATTGTAGATAGATTGTAGATAGGGTGATCGACAACCGAAAGCCTTGCAGAGTTTTTACTCCATTGTAATTAGGGTTTACTAGAGGGGTTCCGGGGGGAACCCGTGGTGGTCTAGGCGAGTTTGTACACGCCGTTCCCGATGTTTTTGATAGCCCATCCGTACTTAGTCACTAGCGAAGAACGGGAAGGGCTGTACGACCTCCAATTCAAGGCGGTCGCCACTTCTTCCTTAGTCGCCCCATCGAGTAACAAGTCATACTCGATCCGAAGCTTTGTGCCTTCGGCGGGGACGGCTTTTTTCCCATTGAATACCCGTGGTTTCCGTTCCCCGCCAGACTTGCGGGCTTTTTTCTCAATACCTAACCAAGCTTCCCATTCTTGGCTCTTGAACCATTTAGGATTGAAAAACTGGCTGTCCATCGTGGACATGATAGCCCCATCTTTATTCACCGCGTAATATTTATCGTTGTCGGTAAATAGGCGGCAGTCTATATTGATTAGCCCTGTGTCTTGCCACAAGGGATTAAGCCCTTTCGAGGATAACCATTCGGAGATGGTTGGGATGTAGACGGGAGTGTTTAGTTCCAGCCATTCACTGTACAGCATTATATGAGTTTTTACTTTTAGCGATTCCCATACTTCCATAGGGATTTTCGTAATTCCATTGAAACTTACATCGGCTAATAGTATTAGTCCTTCAGCGTGGTCGATAGTAATCATATACTTTTTGTCAGGAGTAACATGAATGTGAAATTTTGTATTATCTTCTTTTTCCTCAATTTCAGTTACTTCAATTTCTTCCGACTCAGTTTCCTCAACTTCAGTTTCTACGGTTTCTTCAGGGGTCGTTTCAATTTTATCGATAATCTCGGTTTCAGTTTCGGCTTCGATAGTCTCGGCTTCATCGATAGTCTCAGTTTCCTCTACTTTAATTTCTACGGTTTCTTCAATCTCAGTTTCAGTTTCAGTTTCCTCAATCTCAGTTACATCTAAAAAACCTACATAGCGAGGATAGTTATGACCTTGTGGATCGACCACAAGTGGATCGCCGTTTAGAGATGTTACGAATAAGCAGTTCTGCTCCCCGCCCTTGCCAGCTAACCATTCATAATCAGATAAAAGGGAGTGTTTAAACTCAGCGAAGTCTTCATCGGATAATGTGATTTTTTCGGCGATAATCACATCAGTCTCGTAACAATTATCGGGAACCTGTTCTAAGTATTCCTCGATTGTTGCGTTTTTATTGATCTTTGGAAATTTAACCCGTGCTTTGATTTCTACATTTTCAATGCTAATCGGCTCGATATTCGGAGTCGGGAAATAATCACAGGCATCGACTAAAGTTGCATCGGTCAAGTTTTCCTCAATCCAAGTAACAATAGAATCACGCAATTTGTCTTTAGAAATCCCTACTAATTTTAATCCTGCATTGTGAGCGACGTTTAGTTCCTTGCCGATAGCTTGTAATTCGGAGTAAACTTCGCAGGTTTTGATGGTTTCGATAGATAACATGATGTTTTTTCCTTTTGTTCGTGATGTTTCGTGTTTGTTTGGGGCGTTTTGTTTTCCCTCATGACTTAAGAATATTGGCTATTTCTTGAATTGTCAAGTAAAACAATGACACTCCCCTAATGCTCAAAATCCTTGACCTCACTGGATTACAGCGATCAGTCAAGGATAAGCCAAGTAAATTTAATATAAAAGTTTTAACCCATAAGCTTCTCTTGGCTTAAAGTTTCAAGTTTGGGATAGGGAAGGGATAGCGGGGCGATCGCTTTTCGCATTTTGCGATCAAGAGGATATAGATAGCGATATTTCGATGATCCCTTGATAATTGTCACGTCGGGATGTTTTTCCATCCCCTTGTACTTATTCCGGAATGATCGACCTTGCCAGCGCTTTCCTTTATACAGATATTCGTCGCTCGCTTGAGAACGACCGCAGTAAATCCAATTCCCTGCCTGGTAGATAATCCCTAGATGCCCTTGCTCTGGATCGGCAAAAGAGACGATCAGCCTCAATCCGGGAGATTGCGACTTTAATAAACTGATCGCCCTCGCCACGATCATAGTTACTGGCGATTCGTGCTGTCTGAGTGCTACACGCACCAATTCGCAGCACTCGGTAGATTTTAGCCCGTAGGGTTTTCCAAGGTTGTTGGTTGCCCCTACCCCAAAAATGACCGCACCGATAAATTTATCGTCTTCCCAGACTCCAATTTTGACCAATTTACTCTTAGGAATACACCGGGAATAGTGATAGTTTTCGCAAGCGTATTTTGCCGCATCGTGGCTACAAAATGCCACCTTTAAATCGGTCATCATTCGTTCACCCATGTATGCCCGCACTTCGGACACTCGATCGGTTTTTTCTGGTCTAGCCGGGGTTGTTCCTCATCGCTCGGATCGAAGTCTGGCGGTTCACCTTCCTCGCTATCTCCCGCGTTCAAGGTGGCGAGAATTGAATTTAAATCGCCCATCGCTTCTAAATTTTCCCCCTCGCTATCGAGATATTCTGCTTGTTCGAGTAGCAGATCGTGATCGAATAATTTTAGCTCATCGATAGGATCGAGTCCTGCCCCGTGAATCGTAGAATGATTGTGCAAAATGGAGTATTTTACAGCTTTTCCCTCACTTTCCGCCTCTACTCCTATCAAAACAGGCACTAACCATTCTCCGTCTTTATCGGTCAAAATTCCCCGCGGCGGCTTAATATTCCGTTTTTTGATTTCTAGTAAAGCCGCACGGCGATCATGACCCTCTGTAATCCCTCCTTTCCCCTTATTAAGAGACGGGTCTATGCCTATCGGGTCTTTAAATCCAAATTCAAGAATCAGAGCGATCGTGTTTTCGGTCGCGTGCTTTTTGGAATTGCTTTTTAGCGGAACAAGATCGGAGAGGCGGCAATATTCGATCGCTAACTTATCTGGCATAATTGAGTTGTCTAGTATGATTACAAACTTTACCTTATCTAAATGCCAATAGTAAAAGAAACAGGAAAGCGACCAAAAAACTTAATCCCGAAAGAACCTATCGAATTTGTAACTTTTCCAGTCTGGGAAAAACAGCCTTACGAAATGCCAGAGTGGTACGAAAGATTCTCGCTTTGGTATTTATCTTTACCAAGTGGCTACCGAACGCTTAACCGCGCCTATCAAAATTGTTCAATTGCGGCAGGACAAGAAATTCCAAAAACGCAAATCAAGCGAAATATCGATACGCCAGATAACTGGGAAATTGCTTGCAAGAATTACCGATGGGAAGAACGAGCGAGAGCTTACTGGCTAAAAAAAGTCCAAGAACAAGAAGGGCATATTGACCATGTTTTGACCGAAATTCGCGAGAGAACACTAAAAATCGCAATAAAATCGCTTGACAAGATCGAGGCGATGACAAATTACCCGATTAGTAGAAAGCAGATTACATCGATCAATGAAGATGGAACTCCATTACAGGTAACAATTGAACCTAACGGGAACTGGTCACACCGGGACGCGCTGACTATGAGCAAAGCCCTAACAGATGTGCTTGAAAAAGTTATGGGATTAGACACTCTCGAATATGCACTAAATATCGTTCAAAAACATGGATTAGCGGTTATCGACCCCGATGGCAAAATAATCGGGCAGGGAGCGATCGGGTCTGGTGCTGATGACCTAGCAGTAATTATTCGTGATAGCGCAGAGATTGATGACGTGCTAATTCCTACTAAAATGATGAAACACGATGAGGATGAAGAATGACTACATTAATAGATAAAACAGTTTATGATACTTTTCTTGCGTTAGAATTAGCAAGAATAGAGACTGATTATGGTTATCAAAACCCTCAACTAGAGCAAGGCTTCGATTCCTATGTTGACAACAATTTTGATTGGCTATCGATTCCTATTCAAGAAATAATGTTCACGTTAAGATTCCGTGAAATACTTTACAATCGTGCCAGAAAAGCGATTAAGCCCGATGGGATTAAATATGGTGACTTTTGTGTTCCTTTGGTGAATTTTAAAACCCTAGAAAGACAGTGGAAATACCCCTATGTTTAAATGCAATAAACAATTTAAAGTTATCGAAAGTGCCAGCTGCGCTAAAAACACTACGATTTTTACTCTTTACCAAAGAAGAAATATATTTAAGGTAATCGGGTATTCTCTTATGTTTCCAGTTATTGTAATTATATGCGTCGGTGATTTTATCTGCGGGCAAGATAGTGTTTTTACGATCTGGGAATGGTGGAAAGATATTCAATGGGAAGAACTACGCACGTTCAATACCCTTGAAGATGCAATTAACTATAAGGTCGATTTCTGCGGGGAAAAAGAAGAAAAAACCTATTGGTTATAAGCAATGAAATTCCGTAACGGACTATCGATTAAAAACCGATCAAAGATTAAATCCAACACGGAAACCTATCGCCGCATTCAAGAAACGAATGCGGCAAATAATATCGTCACATTTCCTCGTTTGCAGGAAGGAAAACAGGCTCTTTTCGGGGCAGTTGACGCAGATGTAATAATTTTCGGCGGTGCGGCCGGCTCCGGGAAATCTCACGCCCTTTTAGTCGATTTTGCCCGACAAGAATTTATCGATAATCCCGACTACCGAGCGGTAATTTTTCGGCGTACTTATCCCGAATTTACGCAAGCGGGCGGATTGGTTGATGAAAGCAGGAAAATCTATCAACCGATCAAGGGAAGTTTCGCAGAAAAACCGAACCTTGAATGGAGGTTTGCAAGCGGTTCGCGAATATCATTTCGGCATTTACAGCACGAAAAAACCGTTTACAGCTACCAAGGGGCGCAGATTGCCCGAATCGGCTTTGATGAGCTAACTCACTTTACGGAAGATCAATTTTTCTATCTCCTTTCCCGTAATAGATCGGTATCGGGAATTAAGCCGGCAGTCAGGGCTACCTGTAACCCCGATGCTGATAGTTGGGTAGCCGATTTTATCTCGTGGTGGATCGACCCGCGGACGGGATACGCTATCGAGGAAAGAGCGGGAGTCGTGCGGTATTTTGTACGAGAAGGAAATACCGTACATTGGGCTGATACAAGAGATGAACTAATCGAAAAGTTTGACCTTAAAAACAAGCTTTTCGAGATGATCCCGCCCGATATTCGAGAGGAGTTTTTAGCGGACGATGATGTAAAAATTAAACCAGAAGATTTAGTAAAAAGCTTCACTTTCATCCCCGCTACAATTTTTGATAATCGAGCCTTAATTAAGGTCAATCCTACTTACCTTGCTAACCTGTACGCTCTCCATCCGATCGAGCGAGAAAGGCTACTCAAGGGAAACTGGAAGGTTAAATATGAAGCTGGAACTGTTTTTGATCGCACATGGTTCGAGATACTGGATAGCATTCCCGATGACTGGAAACTGATCGGAAAAGTGCGATTCTGGGACTTGGCCGCTACAGC